CCAAGCCCTACGGTGTCAAAATCATCATCGGACCAAAAACGGCTGAGTATGTGCGAGAAGCATACCAAGTTGTTGAGCTCGATTTACTCGCAGTAAAAGGCAAAACAGAACCAGCACAAATTTTTACAGTGCTAGAAGAATTTGATGCTGCCGACGAAAGAGTACACAAGGAATTTTTAAAAGCATATCGCACAGGCGATTGGAACACAGCATACAAACTAGCCACAGACATGAGACACAGTTGGAAGGGTGAATTGACTCAGTACTACGAAGCAATGAGAACTCGTATACATGAGTTTAAAGCAAGTCCTCCCAAAAACTGGGATGGCATCTACAGAGCCACATCAAAATGATCACACTAGAAAGTAATAGACAAGGTACTAGATTTGCAGTAGTTGCTGATGATAGATTATTAGTAACAACTGCAAATTTTAATTATGCTAAAGAAGTATATGAACGTGCAAAGAATAATGATTTAGATTTTGCTGAAAGAATGTTTATACCTTTTACGATTCAGGATCCCAAGCCTTTAAAGATATAAACGCATTTTTATAGTGACGAAAATCTTTGATTAGTTGTCTAGCGTGAAATAACTCTAAAGGTATACTGTCTGTATACTTAATTAAAGGCAAGTAATATCTACTTACTACCTTTTCTAATCTTCTTATGTCTATGCTTAAGGCATCTATAACTTTGTTATTATACTCTGCATTCTGCAATAACGATAATAGCCACGCATGGTATTCATTCTCAATATTGTAGCTTCTTGTTATTTCTCTGATTTCGTAAAATATTGCTCTTACCGGATTAATGTTCGGACGATACTTGATTAGTACCGATGGAAATTTAAAGTCAGCTTTTTCTGTTTCGAGTTGAGTTATAGTACTAGTGTAGTCTTTTCTCAGCGCAATTTTTAAGCTATCGAGATTATTTAATATTTTTTGTTCGTAATCTTTTATTAAACTATCGGCAATTTTTTGATATTTTGTCGTAAGTTTATCGTAGTATCCTTGCTTAATGTCGTCAATTGAGTACGCACCCTCTAATAAATCAAAGGGTATAGTTTTTGATTTTTTATATTTTTCTAATTCGTTTTGTATTCTTAATAAAACGAAGTCTACGACATCACTCATTACACTATTTATTCTTTATGGATTTTAAGAATAGTGTGTAGTTTCTCTGTTCCACCGTTTTTGTTTAATGTTAACCTTGCACCGTTGTGTAATGGTTGTGGCCATACTCCTATGTTTACCCATGCATATCCTGCACTTTCAACATTTAATACAGGACTAAATTCTTTTTCAACTACATAAACAAAACTGTAGTAGTAAAACTTTTGATCCTTGCTTTGATAAACGTCTATAGGATTTAGTTTAGCAAGTTCAGGTACAAAACCTATTTCTTCAGTAAGCTCACGCTGAATACACTCGTAAACTGTTTCGCCCTTTTCAATAAGGCCGCCCCAAAATCCCCAAGTGTTTTTAAATCTCTTATCAGAGTTACGTAATTGTAGTAAGCAACGACCTGTGTCTTTTGCTAAAAATACTACGCCAGCGGCTGTTGTCATTAAAGTACAAGTCTCCAGTATCCAGGATTGTATTCACCTTCGTAACTACTTATCCATGAACTACCGGTCCACTTGTATTGTTTTGATGTAAAGTCGTTGGTTACATACTGTATTGTTGTTACAGCTTGCGAGTCAAATACCACAGTCCAGTTTGAACCGTCGTATTGAATTATATCATTTTCGTTTGCATCTACGTTCCATGTAGGATACCCAGAAGCAGAAATTGTTTCGGTTATTAAATATCTCTGACCTAGTGTAGCAGAAGCTAAACCGCTTCCCGGGCTACTCGATGTAGGATCAATAATTTTATCTACTTCACTTAATGTATCAGTTGGCAGTGTATCAGTGTCTAAATTAAAAATTAACGAAGTGTTGCTTAAAGGATTAGCAACAACTGAACCAACTATCATAGAAGTTTCGCTGTCACTGTCGTTGCTAATATTAAGTTTTAGTAAACTTGTTGCAGTCAATTCGCCTTGCATTTGGATAACATCGCTCCAAATTTTAGCAACACCACTAGAATTAACCAACGTAGCAGTAGCACCGCTGATAAGAACTCTGTAATCTCCCGGTGTTACAATAACTTCGCCTTCATCGGGTATAGTGCCAAAAAAGTCAGCATATGCTTGATCATATCCTAACCCAGCAATGTTGTCTGTTTTATGAATATCTGCAATAATTTGTTGAATAATTGTTTGACGTTTAACTTTAGCTGGAGGACTGATCCAAATAGGAACACTAAAAGTCATTGTAGCAATATCTAGAGTTTCATCTACTCCAGCCGGAATGCTACGACTACTCCAGTTAATATCAGTAAGTTCAATTTCAAATACGCTAGTCCAGTCTAATGGGTTGCTGTTTGATTGTAATTGAATACTAGGATTGAAAAGAATAAAGAGCTGTTCTAGTAATTGCAGTTTAGTGTCAGTGTTAGTAGTCCAAATATCTACTTGAATAGTCATATTATACGGCACAGGCATATAACGCTGTGTAGTATATAAATTACCTTGTTCACTGGTATAAGAATTATTAACAGTATCAAACTCGCGCTCTGCTACTTGTTGTGTATCTACTAAGAACGGTTCGGCAGTTCTATCTCTAGCAGGCTGAATGCTTTGAATACTAACAGCAATTTGTGGCGCACTATTAAGCGTATTTTCACTATTGTTACGCATAAGGTGCGCCACAAGTCTGCTAGAATCACCATAACGTGCAGGCACACGGTTATATTTCACACCGTTACTAGTGTATTCTCTTACTTGAAAGTTTGAAAATACTCTGACAATCTGAATCAGATAACGTTTTATCTGTTCGTCATACCAGTAATCTAAGTTCTTGCCTGCCATGGTGTTTTCCTTATGCTAACCAGCTAGCATACTTTTTAGTTTTTTCAGCACGATCATCTAAGCCGTGTGTACCACCATTAATGCGCTTTGTAAGCTCTAGTATGGCTGCATCGTTTACACCCTTGTCACAAATAGCCCATAGCTTGTTTGTTTCAAAGAAGAACATAGCACTTTCAAAAGCATATTTAGTAGCAACAACATCTGGATTAGTCATTACTTCTGGATCTTTGATATATGTTGAAAAGGCTTGGTAATTGCTCTTACCAGTCAACTGGATAGCACCACGACCGCGATACTTATAACCGTCGCCGCTCTTTTCATCACCGTTACCCATTCTGCCGCCATAAACTTTGTTAGCAATCATTTCTGGCTTACGCTCATACTTAGCGGCTGTAGCGGCATCTGGGAAATACTTCTTAAAGATACCTAGCAAGCCTTGTGCGCCATAGTTTAGGTTTTCGTTGAATGTTTTAAATCCACCTGACTCGTGAGCGCACTGTGCAAAGAAGTGAGCTGCTCTAGCATCGCTTAACTTATAAAATGCTTGTGCAGCCTTTAGTGTACCCGGACCCCAGGCACCGTCTGCTGCCGCACCTACTTTTTCTTGTAAAATTTTAACTGACATGTGTGCTCCTTAGAGATCTTTCCAAGCATTTGTTGGATCAAAGTCTGTTGTTGGTACATATTTTGTTGAAGAACCGTCTTTCTTAGCAATTAATTTTTGCTTACGATTACCGCCTTCTTTCTTAATACTAGCATGTACCCAACCTGAATTTTTGTCACCTTCAACATAGAACTCTAAAATAACTTGGTCAAATTCTAAGTTGTCAGCAACCCAGTCAGCTACAACTTTATTTGAAATACCTTGAATTTCAAAATCAATTGCTTGACCGTTTACGTGTTGACTTGTTGTGCTACCGCCAACTGCTTTGTTAACAGCAGGACTGCGATAACTTGAGTTAATTGTTACAGCCTTACCAAAGTGAGCGCGAACTGGTTCAAGAATCTTCTCACAGCAATAACGCATATTTTCAATGTGTTCTGCTGTTGGTGTATTTGGTAGACCTAGTTTTTTTGCTGTAGGTGAAGTTGTCATTTCTTCTAATGTGAAATGCTCTGTTAATTTTGTTGCCATCTTGTTACTCCTTTAATTGTCTGTCTTTGGCTTTACTACTCTGCTGAGATTAGTCTTTTCAGGAGTAATCTCACCGTCACTGTTAATTGTATAATTGTCGTTGTTGACGAACGAAGTAAGCAATCTGTTAGCAGCCGCCCATGTTCTGCGAGCATCATCGCTTACTCTAATCCATCTACTACCAGACTTAGTAAACAGTCTATTAGGAGTAAAATCAGTTCTTAAGAAATAATCACCATCATTTACACCACTAGTTGGGAAACTTGACCCGCTTCCAACTATGCTTAGACCATTCGGTGGTTGTCCGTCGCTTGCACCAAAATCTAAACCAATTGTAGGTTTATCCGGTACGCTAGGATCAAAGTATAAGTGTGTGTTATTTCTGTATTGTGGATCGTATGGAACGTCACGTTCTGCTTGTGCAAGAATCGCATCGTTAATAGCGATCTCATTTTGATACTTGCTGATAAGATTGCGTAAATCGCCTTCTTCTTCGCCAGTACCAAGTATATCTCTGTATTCTTGGCTGTCACTGATAGGCCCACATTTGACACGCCATAAGTGCGGCCACCAACGAGGATCATATCCTTCAGCTGGTCTAGCACCTTCTTGAACTACATAAAATCTGTTAATAGCACCTTCGGCGCCTAATAAAATATCATCTCTTAAGTGAGGTAGCTCTAGCACATCGCCTGGCATTAGTTTACGTCCTAACGATTCAATCATACTTTCGATGTGAAATGTTAAAAACACAGTATCATTGGCTAAAAATGCACCAAATTGAGTTAGATCAAAACCGTCATTATCTAGGATGTTATATTGTCCACGTAATTCGTAAATGGTTTTATCATATTTGCGATCTCTATTTTCTAAGAACAGCAAGTCTTGAATAAACACTTCGGTGTCATTTCCGGCACTGCTAGGACGAGTAGGATCTCCAGTTTCAGGAGTTTCGTTAACTCCTAAGTATTTGTGAATATGCACACCGGTACCACCAGCGTGAAGATGTTCACCGACAATTCTGTCTATGAACTTAAAATCATTAGTTTTAACTGGATTCCACAGTGATAGTCTTGGCATAATACTATTTATCAGAAGTATTCTAAATAAAAATATGCAGGGTTTTTAAAGCAATAAATATGACTATGAGTAAAGCTGTTAGGGGCGCCCGCCCGATAAAACATACCGAACTACAACAACATCACGTCTCCCATATTTATAGAGATATAGGGTTGGACGAGTACGAAAATGTATGGAGAAATTGGCTTGAATATTCTAATACAAAAACCATAAAAGGTTTAGATGAATTTGAGTTTGCTGATTATACACAAGGTACTAGTCAGACATTTGATCATTTTATTTTAAAACATGCATCGGACAAACAAATTATCTGTTTAACGGGAGACTTTCAATATCATGCATGTTTAGGTAAACATATTAACTTTACGTATGCTAATAATTATGATGACCTTGTAAATAAAATACAAGGTAAAGGGTTACATGCACTATTAATTAGTATTCCTTTTAGCGACTATGGATGTATGCATCCAGAGTTTAATGATATCTTAAATTTATGCGCTATAAATGATATTCCTGTTTGTTTAGATTTAGCATATTGGGGTATATCTAAAAATATACATCTCGATTTAAGCTATCCAGCAATACAAGAAATAACCTGTAGTCTTAGTAAGCCGTTTTATACATTGGAAAATCATAGGGTAGGAATCAGGTTTACTAAAACTTATGCTGATGACGGAATAAGTATGTTAAATGAAGTGGATATGCAAAATAAATTCAGCATGAGCTTAGGCGTTCACTTTATGAAAAGTTTTAGTCCAGATTGGAACTGGGAAACACACCAAGAAAACTACGAAAAAATCTGCAAAGAAAAAAACTTAGTATATACTGATACAGTAATTTTTGGTTTAGGCGGCGAAGAATATAAACATTTTAATAGAGGTATTCTACATAACAATAGGGTTTGTTTAAGCGAATATCTTGGAGACATAAACACATGATCGTAAATTCACACAATGACTGGGATCCTTTAGAGGAAATTATCGTAGGCCATGCACATCACAGTCGCATTGCCACAGACATCAGCGCACATAGTTTTAGCTATGCTAATCATCCTGCTGAAAAAATCAAACATTTAGAAGGCACTTATCCTCAATGGGTAATTGATGAAGCTAATGAAGATGCAGATGGCCTAGCTGATACACTTACTAAGATGGGTGTAAAAGTACATCGCCCTAAAATTATTGATTGGGATAATGTTAATTACGACATCGGCCAAGGATGGAATACTAAAGGCTGGTATAGTTGGTGCCCACGCGATTTAATTTTACCGCTAGGCGATATGTTGATTGAAACACCTACACCAGTTCGTGCTAGATATTTTGAAACACGGCTATACGAAGATATCCTTTACGAAGCATTTGAAGATGGTGCTTTGTGGTTGCAGGCACCTAAACCCAAATTACATGATAATATGTATCAGTTTGAGAATCTTAAAAAAGCAACACTAATGGATCATGAAATTTGTTTTGATGCTCCTAATATTGTTCGTGTTGGCCGAGACTTACTTTATCAAGTTAGCAACAGTGGTAACATGAAGGGCTTTAAATGGCTCAAGCGTTTCTTAGAACCAATGGGTTACAAATTACACTATAGTGAGCTCTATAGCTTTGCCCACTTTGACAGCACAATTGTTCCTCTACGTCCGGGTCTAGTACTGCTAAACAGTACACGAGTAACACCCGACAACTGCCCTGAAATCTTTAAGAAGTGGGATAAGATTTGGTTTGATGATTGTGTAGTACAAGGTAGTAAACTTGCCGATCAAGGTTATATTGCTCCTTGCAGTCCTTATATTGGTATGAATATTCTTAGTGTTAACGAAAACACAATCATCTGCGACAGCGCACAAGAACCACTAATGCGTGAACTTGACAAGCACGGCATCGACAGCGTACCAGTTCGCTTCCGTCACAGTATGACGCTCAGCGGTGGTATTCATTGTGCTACGCTTGATCTTAGACGTAAAGGTACATTAGAGAGCTATTGTGATTGAGTACGGACATTTAGACACTGATGTAACAGTAGATCAATTAAGATCTATAAACTTCACTGACTATTTTCAGTGTTATCAACAAACGCCTAATATCGAAAAATACTACACAAAATATAATAGTAGTATTTGGCAAATGTTTGATGACGAGTGTCCAGATTTTATTAAAGAATTATCAGGTAAGATACCGCAAGACTTTAAACATTATGTTGTAAGTGTCGTTAACATTGATCCTGGTCAAACTATTCCTTATCATATAGATAAACATTATATGCTTAAAAAGCAGTTTGGCGATGGTGAGAGTTTTCGATATTTAATCTTTTTAGAAGATTGGAAGCGCGGTCACTATTATGAAGTACATGATCAGCCTTATACAAAATGGCGTAAAGGCGACTGGGTTAAATTTGGAACCAATGACTG